GGGCGCTACGTCGGGATCGTCGGGGTCGTACGACCGGACAGCGAGCACCTTCGCTTCACCGTACGCGGCCGCTGTGACAAGCCCGACATGGTCTAGGCGGGCTTCAACTCTGGTTACGTGGCGGCGGCCGTCGCGGGTTTCGGTTTTGTTGCGGACCGGTTGGAACGCAACCGATAGCCCGGTCACCATGCCCTCGGCGGCAAGCTGCCGCGACTCGTCCGCGCGGGACGTGTTCGCAAGCCGAAAGTCGGCAAGTAAACCGTCCGCAGTGTTCTCCCACGATGCCGCCATGCCGACCGGGTGCCGGTTGCGGTCATGCTGCTCCAGTAATGGAATTTTGAGGCCCCTTTCCGCGATGCTTTTATCGAACACGGTTCGGGCGAAAGCCTCGACGTATTCGCCGGCGTCGAAGGTGGTATGCCACGGGGCAACGATGCCGATTAGGTGGTGGCCGTCGTCGTCGTCGCGCAACTCCAAATATTCGAGTTCTACGGTGCGGGTTTCGATGGTCATAGCGGCAGATCCTCCTCAATGTCGAGGTCTTCGATGGCGCGGATTTCTGGGACGGTCAACCAGCCGCCGGCGAGCGCCTGGGCGTGCGCGGCGTACCGTTGCGCCGTGTCGGCGCGCAGTAGCGCATCGAGGTTGAATTTGGCTTCCTGCCCGCGTGGTAGCAGCGTCGACAAGCTTTGTTCCACTCGTGTGAGCCACGGCCGAAGTGTCCAGGCGACGAAGGCGCGGTTGTCGTCTTGGACGTTCGAGTAGGTGCGGCTATCGGTGCTTCCAACGCCCACGATCCATGAGGGCACCCCGAATATCGTGCAGATCTGCTGGGCGCTAAACCGGCGAGACTCGACTAGCTCGAGGTCGGATGCAGAAAACGAAAGCGTCTCGTAGGACATGCCGCCGGATAGGACAGCCGGCGACCGTTGCCGCCCACCATGCGCCGCCACGAACGAAGCTTTCGCCGCGTCGGCTTCGGCCTGAGTCAACTCTTGTTCGGATGACAGAACGCCGGCAGGGATGGCCCCGTTTACATACAACTCGGCGGCGTGGTCTTCGCCGGCAATGGCTAAACCTAAGGCGCGGCGTTGCATCGCTAACGGGCCGAGGCCTACGTCGTTGCCGGGCAACGTGAGGCCGCGTATGTGCACGATGTCTTCGTCGTCGTAGACGTTGCCGGCGACCGTGTAGTAGCGGACACCGGCGCGGACGTTTAGGGCAACCGCACCAGGGGCCAGCACGACGAACGACCTGGGGAAGCCGAGCGAGTCGCGGTTGCCGACCAGGAGGTAGGCGTTGCCGTCAATGAGTAGCGATGTGAACACGGCCGCTAGTGTGCTCATGCGCGTATCGGTCGGGTCCGGATTTTTAAGAATGTCGGGAGTGCGGTTCAGTTGCATTTTCCCCCGGTACGAGTGCAGCGGTAACGATGCGGCGGTGTCCGAAATGATTTGCACACATCGGTACGCGGCCGGTATAGACAGCGTCGTCGCCTCGGTAATTGACAGCGGCCCCGTTAGCGGTTGAGCGCCTAGCCCTAAACTTGGAAGCGTGAACGTTGCAGCGCGTTCGACGGGGCCTTGGAAGGTTCGTAGTAGCACGATGGCTACCGCCTAACGTGTTGGGAACGCGAAGTGCGTTCGAGGGCTAGGCCCACCAGGAGAGCAAAGATACCGAACGCGCCTAAAAATAGGGCGGTGCCGGCAATGGACCACACGGCCCAAAAGGTCGCGCCGAGGCCGACTATTTGCAAGAGGGAAGCGAAGGGCTGCATCTGCTTTCTAGAATACTGCGGGTCGAGCCGTTTTTTGTGTACCCGACACACATCCCCACCGGGCGAGGGTTGCCGCAACTAGCGGCGTGATGTCGACAGTCGATCTCCGGTTCCATGCCCACTGGTCCGATAGGCGTCGTTTCGTCGCCGCCCCGACCGCGTCGTTTAGCAACCGGTCGCCCAGGTGCGCCACCGTCTTTTCTTGAACCCCGTCGTAGAACGATCCGCACGCCCGCGCATAGTCCCTCATGCCGAGGGCGGTAACGTTGATGCCGGCCTGCTCAACTACCGGGATGAGGGTGCCGGCTGGGCTGCCGCCGTCTATTACGACACCGGCCCGCCATTTTTTGCACAATTCGATGAGGCGGCCTTCGACCCAACCGACGTGGTAGCGGTGGTCAATGATTTCAACCGGCGTGAACGCGCCCGACAATCCGCTCACCGCAATAGCGGCACTATCGCGGTTCGGCGAAATGTCAACACCGAGGACGACGTGTTCGCCCAACAATATATCGGTACGTTCCAGGTTTAGCCAGTCGGCCATTTCGATGACAGCTATCGCCTCGGCTGCCGGCCACACATTCAGCCACTCGCGGGCGAACATGTCGGCCGCCGTCGTCTCAGCCGCCTCGGCTACCGCCTGCACCGTTACGCCCTGCTCCTCCGACAGCGTCGGGATGGCCTGGTACCACACTTCGCGATCTAGCGGGTCGATTTTGTCTTCAGTCGGGGCCCACTCCATCCAGCAGAGGCGGCCGTCGTCGCCGTCGCGTTGCTCGTGCCCGAGGTTGCGGTAGTGCGCCAACATGACACTATCGCTATCGCCGGCGTTGCTCAAGATCCAGAACTGCGCGTTCGGTCGGGTTGCCATTGTCGGTTGCAAGGCGGCTACCACGTCCATGCCGATATGGAGCGCCTCATCTATGACCACTAGGTCGCACGTGAGGCCCCGGCTTCCCTTGCGGTTAGGCGTGACAACCCGGTACTGAGCTCCGTTGTGCATAATGAGCGCCTCTTGCCCGTTGGCGCGAATGATGCGTTTCACCCGCTTGCCCAGCGACGACCCGAGTATCAACTCGGTATGCGCCTCCCACAAGTAACGGGCCATGCCCCGGTTTTGCGCCGTGAAGGCGACAACGTGCCCAGGCTTGAGCAACTCGTACGCGATGCGGCTAGCTGCCAAAGCCGTCTTCCCGTTTTGCCGCCCCACCGACGCGCCGACCGTCCGGTACCGGTACTGGCCGCCCACATGCTCTAGGGCCACGTCGGCAACCTGCCGTTGCCACTGGAACAAGTCCCAACCCAACGCCTCGGCAACCTGCGCCAAATGCCCGCCATACGTTTCGGCGTCAGTCCTGGCCGTCGCCCACCTAGCCGGGGCCGGCTGTCGTAATTTCGGCGATGATTTCATCCCACACGTCCTCCGTACCATCGACACCCAGCTCGTGCAATAGCCGCACCATCTGATTGCTGATGTTGGCAACGTTGCCGATGCCGTTACCGGTGCGCTCAATAGCGTCCCAGGCGCGTGCTAGACCCAGCAACTGCTCCGCAAGCGAAGCGTTCGGGTTGTCAAGCGATGCCAAAATCACCTCGTTGGCTTCCTGGTGTAATCTCATGCTCTAACCCTGGAGACACGGCCGATAGCCTCGACGCAATCGTGCCCCATTGCCCAAAGCAACGTTGTGAACCGCGTTGTCATTTGGCCGCCACCTGGCACGTTGAACCGTTGGCGCGCCGGTAGGGCCATGCTGTCGGCCTCTGCCCATAGGCGGCACAACCATTGAGCGTTAGAAGAGACCGGCAATAACGCGACACCGGAGCCATGTTCGAGGAATCGGTCGACCCAGGGCGTCGGGTTGGAGTAGGGCGGGTTGAGCCAGACGCGACCGAACCAGGGCAGAGCTAGGCCATCGTCTTCGATGGTGTAGAACTGATCAGCCGGGACAGCGGACAGTTCACGGGGACACGATGCCGGGTCTAGGTCGAACCGGATGCCGAGCAGGTCGAACAGACTGGCCGGGGTGCAGCACTCATCCGATTGAGGGCCTTCCGTAATCGGGAACAGGCGAGTCGGCAGCGCGATCATTACCACACCCTAGACGTTCGCGGCTTCGCCCTCTGCTTGTTCGTCCACACGGCCCCCCTAGCCGAGTTGCATTTCTTACACGCCGGCACAAGCTTCCCAACCCACAACTCAGGCGACGGCGCTTCCACCAGCGGCGGCACATGATCAGCCTCGGTAGCGCGACGCTCACGACACCAAACGCACATCGGATGCCCCGCTAGTAGCCGCGCACGCGCCTTTCGGTACGCAGTCCCCCGCCCGTCGGAACTCACCGGGACCTCGCGGGGACTTTTTGAAACGCAGCTTTACGCAGCTTTACGC